AAGCGGCCCGACGGCAACAAGAAGTGGCAGAGACAATTAAAACGTGTGCAATTATCTTCTGTGTACTCTTGGTAGCTATTTTTCTTTTCGCTGTGATGTTTATGACAATAGCTCGTAGTGTCGAGGGTGAACGGTATGATTACAGTAGAACAGTTTTTAAGATGGAAAGTCCTACCACGTTTTATGATGTTGGCTAGCACAGTTATGTCATGGCGTTGTGCGGAATGGTTTATGTCTCTTGATGATCCGACAGCATCACAGTCAGCTTTCGTTAGCGTTGTGATGGGCGTGATGACAGGCGTGTTCGGGATTTGGATGGGACACGAACACAAGAAGGATTAGGTATGACTGATGAAAAGAAAAAGCCTGTATCAATAAGCGTAGGCGAAAATAGCTTTGAGCTTGTTCTACGAATATTGGGCAATGAATTTATAGCTATCAGATTAGGTTCCACCAATTTTTCTGGGAAGTTAATATTCGGTGGAATTTTGTTATTGTTTTTCACGTTTATGATGTTGGAGGTATTTGGTCTATCGCAAGTTGTAGGGCTTGAGTGATGGCTACGAAGATAAGTGAAAACACAGAATTAGCCATGCCAATCCGCAATTTGATTGCAATGGTTGTTGGTGCTGCTGTTGGAACTTGGGCATATTTTGGAGTGATTGAACGACTGAACAGCATTGAAAACAAAATCATTCTTATGGAAGCTGACTTGGGGCAGAACACAGAGTTCAGAATAAAATGGCCTAGAGGCGAAATGGGGAGTTTGCCAGCAGATAGCGAACAGTTTATGCTGATAGAACATTTGTCTGAGCAACTTGCTAAATTGCAAGAGCAAATAGATGAAGGCCGTGCGCCACATGACCAACAGCAAAAGCTGACTTTAGATTTTTATGAAAAGCGTCTTACCAATATTGAGGCGCAGATTGAAAAGATGAGGAACGGACAACGTGGTAACTGAAACAATTACACTGATACTCTATATGGGCGGTGATATTGCAGAGCATACCGCATTTGAGAAAATATCTAAATGTCTCAAGACCAAACGAAAGATAGAGAGAAACCTTTACAAGAAATCAACATCTGTTAGGTACGCTTGCGAAAACAAAACAGTTGTAATTGAAAAGAATGATGATGGTTCAAACTATATTGTGAGGATAATAGAATGATACAAGCATTAATAGGGCCAGTGACAGGGCTATTAGATAAATTTGTTGAGGACAAAGATCAGAAGAACAAGTTGGCGCATGAGTTAGCTACTATGGCTGATCGACACGCACAAGAGTTAGCCAAAGGCCAGTTGGCTATCAACGCTGAAGAAGCAAAGTCAAAAAACATTTTTGTATCGGGTTGGAGACCGAGTGTAGGCTGGTGCTGTAGCCTAGCCCTATTCGCTCATTTTTTAGTTTTTCCTACGATGGATGTGGTCACTGCGTACATGGGCATTGAGGCAGTGGCGTACCCAGCTTTTGATATGGACAGCTTAATGACTGTGCTGTTAGGATTATTGGGTCTTGGTGGGATGCGTAGCTTTGAAAAATACAAAGGGGTGACAAAGTGACAAAGCGTAAGTTTGCAAAGGTTCCTAAAACAAAAGGCGGTGTACCAAAGAAGTATGTGCGTGGGGCAAAAAACCCTAAGAAACGAGAGGCAGAGATTAAGCGCACTGCCAAACTGTATAGACAAGGCAAGCTCACACCAGCTATGATGGATCGTATTAGCAAGCAGAGGAGTCGTGGATAATGTCTAGGTTTGCAAGCATCTCAGGTGCGTCACGGTATTCCAAAGCAACTCTTGATAAAGTCTACAAACGTGGGCTGGGTGCATACTATTCATCAGGGTCTAGGCCAAAGGTATCAGCGCATCAGTGGGCTATGGGCAGGGTAAAGTCTTTTGTATCTGGCAAGGGCGGTGCAAGAAAGGCTGACTCAGACTTGCTACGAGGTGGCAAGAAAAAGAAAAAACCAGCAGCGAAGAAAAAGAAATGAACAAAGATAGACTCAGAGAAGAGATAGCCGAAGATGAGGGCTGCAAGTACGAGGTTTATTTAGATCACCTTGGCTTGCCCACTTGCGGGATTGGTCATCTAATCACTGAAAGTGATGAAGAACATGGCAAGCCTGTTGGAACAACAGTTGAGCAAGAACGTGTTAAGAAATTGTTTGCATTGGATATGTCTGTGACAATAGATGAGTGCAAAGTATTGTACCCTGACTTTGACGATTTGCCAGAAGAGTGTCAGCACATCATAGCTAACATGATGTTCAACATGGGTCGGCCTCGGCTATCCAAGTTCAAGGGCATGAAGGCTGGCGTTGACGCAAGGGATTGGAACAAAGCAGCGGATGAAATGATAGACTCGCGGTGGTACACTCAGGTTCCCAATAGGGCTAGACGTTTGGTAGATCGTATGAGAGCATTGGCAGATGGCTAAGACACCAGCATGGCAACGCAAAGCTGGGAAGAACCCCAAGGGTGGCTTGAACGCTAGGGGTCGTGCGTCTGCTAGGCGGCAGGGCATGAATTTAAAAGCACCTGTCAAGAAGGGTGACAACCCTAGAAGAGCTAGTTTCCTAGCTCGTATGGGTAACATGAGGGGGCCAGAGTATAAAAATGGCAAGCCGACACGGTTGTTATTATCACTCCGGGCATGGGGTGCCAGTAGCAAAGCTGATGCAAAGAAGAAGGCAGCAGCTATCTCCAAACGTAACAAAGCTAAGAAAGGAAAGAAGTGATGTACGGCAAGAAGAAAAAAGCAGGAGCCAAGAAGAACGGCCTGACCGCTAAACAAAAGACTTTGCCAATGGCTCTTCAAAAAAAGATTATGAAATCAAAGAAGAAGCGTTAGTACAAAGGTTCTCCACCGTTTGATATATAGTGAGCCAGACATTCTATAACGTGTGGCTCACTTGTATACCATCCTTTCTCTTCTCCATTTAGGGGTATAATATATTTTGCTCTGTGAGGCTCGTAACCATGCTCTTTGAGTATTCGGTACAAGCCCCAACCTTCAAGTATCAGGGCTGTGTAATAGTCCCTCGCTACTACCCTCGCTTCCTCTATGAGAACTTTGTTTTCTAACTGAACAACCGTTTGTGCCATGACACAACAACTCCCCTAATCCATTTATTATCCAATATCCTGTCACCAACGGCATAGATTTTTGGCACCCCTCACATACCACATAGTCTGTTGCTGGCTCTTTAAACGCCCTCTGAGAGGCTTTGTCACGTTTCCGCTTCCTTACCACCGCTTTTGTACTTGAGGCCGTTGTGGGGCTTCCTGCCGCCCTTCTGGGTAATGTTTGGTTTCGATGGCCTCGGCAATCGGTTTGAAGCCAGCTTGTGAAATATCATCAGCAAGGTTGTCTGCTGACTCCACCATGATAACTTGATTTAAGCTAACCCCGATTGACCCATCTGCCTCAGTCCATGCCGACACCTCATACTTATTGTCAGGTGATAGGGATATGGGTGCAATTTGTTTCATAACAGGGTCATAGCATTGCACATTTGCATTGCCATAGTCAGGCGCACGATCTGATTTCTTATCGTTGTTTGGGAACAACTTAAAACCAAACACTTTCTTTCTTTGTTTTGTAGGCATATTACCACTCCAATTTTAATCTACGCGCAGCTTGCGCTATGGTTTTGTCGATTTCTTCAAAGATTTCTGGGGCATTTTCTTTTGTTTCTTTCATACGCCCAACAAAATAGTCTGGGGATACTAAAGCATTAAAGTCAGAAGATGTCTTCATGTTTGCTGGGCTACATTTCAAATCAACCTCACGCCAAAAGTCCTTTGCCTTTTGCACCTCTGGGTTGTAGCCGCTGTTATCGGCTTTGCTTTCTACCTGTTGGCTTTGTGCAACTTGGTCAGGTTTGCTATGTTTGAATTCATCAGCTTCTTCTTCTGAATAAACAAAGCCAGCAACACCTATAAGCTTTAGTATTACCCTGTCTTTTGCACGTTTCTCTGCCATAGCAAAAGGATAATTATTAGTGGTGTTTCGCGGTGTGCTTTCACCTATAGACCATTCGCTAAACTCACCAAGGTATCCCGTGACGCACATCACTGCGATGTTTTGTTCAGCACTGGTTTCTATCACCATCGGTGGGTCAAAGCGTATGCCTTTTTTATGAGCTATACGCTCCAAGGCTTTGTGAAGAACAACCGGGGTGCCTCGACAGTTCCATACAGCACCTTTATCCATCTCCGTACTCATGCCAACTTCTTCCAAAGCTTGTATTAGGTTTGGCGGCAAGGTTCCTCTAGCCATCTTTTTTCTCCATCAAGTCTGCAATCAGCTTCATAGCTGTAGTAAAGGCTACCATTTGTTCTAACACTTTTGCCTCTAACTCATCGACTTTCATTTGCAGCATGTCAATGCGCTGTTGTGTTTCTTCATCCATCCTTTTGCTCCACATAAAATTCTGTTGCCCACATCACCAACTGACGACGGCCTGACCGTCCCTTACGCTTGCGGTCATCAACCTTCACCAGCCCTTTCTCTTTTAGCTGCTTGTACCTTGCGGTCACTGTGCTGTAACCGTGATGCGATAGCTTTGCTAAAACTTGGTCTGAGATACAACCGTCTGCGCCAAAGTCTTGTATGGCTTCAAGAACAACTTGCTCCATGTGGCTGGTATCCACACTCTCAGCGGCCTCATGGCTTGTCACTGGGTCATCTCGCCTGACCAGTTTGTGTGGCGGTGTATAGAATAAATCAAACATATCGTCTGAATCTTGCACTGTAATCATTTCCAAAACTCCCTTGCTAGTTTAAGTATGTGTGGCCCATGCTTCCTTGCGATTTCTGTAAAATCCGGGGTGACTAGGCCAGCTAGTGTGTGCCAATTACCATTAGCGACACGAATTAAATTTTGTGTGGTAGTCCAGCTACGCTTCACATCCTGATAGACTTGTTCAAGATGTTGCTCTTGTAGCAGTTCGCAATTATCCTCATCCCAAATGTGAAAGCCAGACGCAGTGACTTGTAGCAACGATGGCTTTTGGCCTGTCGCTCTCCAATACACTGACATCTGTTTGATATTGTTTTCGCTGGGCTGCAAATCTGGCTTTGGTATTCGCCATGTGCGAGTGCCATCTTTTTTTAGAGGGTTGCGTTGCGGCATCTTACACTTGAGATCGCACAATACGTTACCGCCATAAAAGTCTCTGAACATCATAATACGAACATCAAGTTCTGGCACAGAGTGCCAAGTTACATGCTCACCATTTACAGTGTTAAGTCCGTGTTTGTTTTGCCACGCTTTCAAGCCTTCAAGCGCGTTGCCAAGCATGTCAGGCAAGTGTTCTCTAAAAGCTTCATGTTCCTCTTTGTCTTTGCCCTCATCCCAATCCCTTGGCACATACTCATCGTAGTCTGCCATCATATCACGAGTGGCTTCAGCAATTGACATACCATCTTGCTTACCCTTATCAGGGTCAAAGTTTTCTAGCCCCTCAACTCGGCGTACACCCATCTCAACGGTGCGTCCTGTTAGCATAGCTGCGTTATCTGGGAATACAGGATTGAGATTAGTTGTCGCTCTGAGCCACAACTTAAATATCATTTCATACTTTGGTGATGTTGCGCCACTTGCGCTATCGTGTTTGTAAATATCCATGCTTGACCTCATTGCTAGTTGTGTTACGGTAACGTAATGTCTACAATCGGTCAACAGGTAAAGTTGAGAAAAATTATGACACTGAAAGAATATATACATATCAACAAGATAAGCCAAGCTAGGTTTGCTCGGCGTTGTGGTATATCCCGGTCAGCCATCAATCATTTTATAGCTGGCAGACGGTATCCAAACCCTGAGACAATGCGTAGGATTCTCTTAGCAAGTAATGGTGAGGTTAAGCCAAATGATTTTTTCACAGATACAATGCTACAAATGCAAAGGTAAAGGTTTTCGGTACGTCAAAGATTACTTTGACCCAACTGAAGTAGTGCCAGAGGATTGCGAACTTTGCAGCGCGACTGGTGTGCTTTTACCAGAGGGTGATGAAAAGATAGCGCAACTTGCTGCTGCTGATATGTGTTTGAGGTGTGAGACATTTCTCGACGGGGCAAGTGTATGCCCTGTTTGTAAATTACAATATGGAGTGCATCATTATGAATCAAAGTAGTTATAAAGTTCCTACTGTAGAGGAAATCAAAGAGGCTTTGAAGGTTCCAGAGGTCGATGTAAAGTTTGATAATCTTGGGCGAGTGATACGCAAAAAAAATACAGCCAAGAGCGTTTTGAAACGAAAACAAAATGACAGATAGCAGACAGAAAGGCGCGGCGTTTGAAAGGCAGATTGTAAACTACATCAAAGACCACTTGGGCGAGTCACTGCCTGAGTTACCAAAGCGCAACCTCTCTCAATATCAAGTGAAAGGTGAGGCTGACATTGTAATCCCCGGCTGGTCGATAGAGTGCAAGGCTTATGCTTCTGGCGCAACATACAAACAGGCATGGTGGGAGCAAGCTTGTGATGCATCCGGCGATAGGTTCCCTGTTCTCATTTATAAGTTTAACAATCGCCCAATCCGTTGCGTCATACAGCTTATGGCTGCGTGTCGCTCTTTCTCTTATGACCCACGACTTGTTGCAGAAATGTCACTGCCAACTTGGGTTCAAGTGGTGCGTGAATCTTATGGGGTTGACAAGAAAAACTGACTCGATAAAATCGAGCTTGCTCGTCACTTAAAGCAATGCCAAGTAATGCATTACCGGAGCAAACCGAATTGCAAAACAAAACACATAATTTGTAAATAAAAAAAGCATAGCCAAGTGTTAAGGCTATGCTTTAAGAAATGCCACGCGGCATTGCTAATCGTTAATTCAACTCCCTCTCTGTTTGATAAATTCTTGGCAAGTAAGCATGACTAAATATGCGTAGTCTTTTTGATTGCTAAATTGTTTTATATCTAAGGTTGATATAATTTCTGCAAACTCTGTAAGTGAATCAACAAGCCAATCTAAATCGTTGTTCAATTCTTTTTCTTTCTCCATTCGCTCTTTCTCTTTTAGGCATCGGTGTAACTTGGTGACAGTATCAGGCACATGCGTTGCCCCGGTTTCATAATTGATAATTGTTCGCCTTGTTACGCCTAGCCTGTCAGCCATCTTTTGTTGGCTAATCCCTAGCTGTAGACGTTCAAGCTTGATTTTTTTTGAATCCATGTTATTTTCCCTTCTGTTCCTTCTTTGCTAGTAGGATGTGAGAACCGTCAAAGCGCAATGCTTTGGCGGTTTCTCTTTTAGTTTTCCATTTCAATAAAATCATAATTCATCCATAAGTCTTCCATCTCATCTTCAGATATTGGGTGCAAGTCTTTTGGCTTGCCTGTATCCCAGCCCAAAATGACATAGGTAAACTTTTTTATTGTCCAAGCCTTTTTGTGGTATGTTTCCTTTGCTGGGATTTCTTCCCAGCCATAACAATACCGATCAATAATCTTGATATATTCCCAACCTAAATTTGTGTTGGGTTTGTCTCTTAATTTAAACACTGCGTTAATCATTGCTTTTCCTCTCTCTCAATGGCTGATACCGTTTCGGCTGTGAAAATATTACCGCCGGTTAATCTCGACCATTCAGCTTCAGCGCTGCTTTCTGCTGACTCAAGGCAATCTGCCTCAACAACCACAGTCCTCTCGACTGTCCCCATCACAGTTATTTCATAGGTTTTCATTTCTCTTTTTCCCTCTCTCTTTTGCTAGAATTTTGAATAGCTCTTGCCGTATTTCATGCAAGTGTGATTCTTTGTCATAGCGTCGAAACATTCTTCAATTGTTTTTCCACAAAACAAAAAGAACCCATCTTGCAATAACGAAAAAGTGCCATCGTTATTATTTTCTATTGAATAGTTAAGTGGCATTTCAATTTTACCTTGCTTTGCCATTTCTCTTTTACCTTTCTGCTAGCGTTATGCCATTGCTGCCGATTTAAAGCCCACTGACAGGCTTCAGCCCGTCAATGGTAGGTTGGTAGCCTATTTACCAAAGTGAGCCATCACAGCCCACCAAGTAAACGATTTGCTGTTTTCAAAGCCAAACAGCCAAAGCCAATCTATCCAGCCCATGATTAGAAGCGCTGTTAAGATTATGCAAAAACCGTTGATAAGTTTCTCTGTCATCAAACTATCTCCTGTATTGCTTGCTTTATTCCAGTGCGGTTATAAATTGCACCATCCGGTGTTCTGTCACCTTCCCATCGCGCGACGAGAACCTTCAAGCCTCGCACATATCCAAAACGCTTCACCGTTTCCCTTGCCGTGTTGTAAAGGTATTCATCGTTATTTATCCAAAGCGATACATTCCAAGCATTCCAACTTGTGTAACCGTTATATTTTGCCATTTGTTTAACCTTTTTCTTGCTAGTGTTGTGGGCATTTGCCCCATCATTGCACAATCATTGCCATGCAATCATGGGGCAGCACGCGCAATGCGTGCCGCCTGTTGTTGTTTTATGCTGCCTTGTTAGTTTCTTTGTGGTGTAGAAAGTTCGCCATGTGCTGCAATTCTTCCACATCATACCAGCGATTCACATTTAATGGTGTTGTGAGTCTTTTGTTGCCAGCAAATGTGGCTAGGCAAGCTTGGTGCTTATGTTGTACAATGTGCAAGTTACTTTTGCCCAAAATACGCAATAAAGCATTTAATCGTTCGCGTGTTGTTACTGTGTTCCAACCTGCAAGAGTCAAATGTATTGCGCGTTTGTGCCATTTTGTTTTGTGTAATGGCTGCAAGCTTGCAATAGGGTTGTCGTGTAGCGTCATGAAAAAACATTCTGTGTTTTTTGTTTCGCCTGTTTTGTTGTTAGTCTCAACAAATCCTGTGCGTGTAACAGCGTCATTTCTGCCAGTGCGTTTTACGGTACGATTTAAAAATGCGAACACTGTGTTTTTGCTAACTTGTCTCATTATCTTATTTCCTTTTGCTAGTGTGATTGATTAGTTGTTTATATTGGTTGGCAATCATCATAAACATGCTCATGTATGCACTCAGAGCAATATTGCTCATTGTGCGGGGCTTTGTGGGTTGCCATTGCTTCACAATAGGCATTGTCACAAATTTTGTTTTGATTGCGTATTGATACAGCGACAGGGTTTTGATCTGTTTCGTAATGGTGCTTTAGGTATTCAATAACAGCCATCACATCAATGTGATCAATCCCCTTGTCAACTTTGTAATGCATAAGAGTTGAATAAACATCCAATGCAATGTCATGGTTAGGTAATGATTCGATATAATCCATTTTCATTTGCTTAGTTCCTTTTTGCTAGTGTGATTATTTGGCGCAAATCATAGGCCACCAAAACAAAACAGTTCCGGTAATGCCAAGAGTTGCAGGGATATAAAGGCCTTCAACATGGTGAAAGCCTGAGACTGCAAGGCCAAGGCTGGCAAGTTGTAAAGCCATGCCGAGAACCATTGCAAAGATTGTAGCTGAATCATTCATTTGTTTGTTTCCTTTTTGCTAGTGATACATAAGACATAGTGCAAGACTTGCACATAGTCAATAGCGCAATGACATTTTTTTTAAATTATTTTTTCAGGGCTGTAGCAGTGTATATATATAAGTGAAAGCTTTGCACCGTTTACTGTATACAAAATCTATGCTATTTAATTAAAGTGTACAGGCAAAGCATTGTTGGCTTGGCTTCGCTGTTTGTTGCTGGCATTTGTTTAGATTGCTTTAGGTTCATTTCAAGACACACACAACACAACAAGGAATCATGCGCGGCATTACTATTGCGCAGCGCAACGCTAGGCCATCGGGGGCTTTGCAACGACGCGGCACCCCCGAGCCGCACTGCTGCATTGTATATGTGTTAAATGGTACGTTACAACACACAGCCGGAGGTTACATGGCTAGGTTTACGAACTTTAAGAAAGACGGAATTGTCAGGCTTCTGGGCGATGGCCTTAGTTTGGTACAGGCTTGTGAAGAGGTTGGTATTAGCCGTAGTGCTGTATATAAGACTATGCGGCAGGATGAGGGCTTTGATGCTTCTGTGAAGGAGGCACAAAGGCAGAGTGCTGAGAAGGCTTTAGAGGAGTTGGATGTTTTGTATGATGATGCTCTTCATAAGCGTAAGGATTATGACCCGCATGTGTTGAGGGATTATGCTAACCATGTGAGGTGGAAGGTTAGTAAGATTATACCTGAGAGGTTTGGGGAGCAAAAGGCTAGGGCCGGGGTAGAGGTTACTGACGGTGCGGTGAAGATACTGTGGGAAAGTTGATACAACTGTGAAACAGGTACGCATCCCTTATAAGCCTAGAGAGCTACAGGCTGAAATGCACGAAAGCGTAAAGCGTTGGAACGTGCTTGTGATGCACAGACGCTTTGGCAAGACGGTCTGGGCTGTAAATCATTTAATAAAACATTGTCTAGTTTGTGAACTACCGAGGCCAAGAGTGGCGTTTGTAGCCCCTACTTTTACACAAGCCAAGCGTATTGCGTGGGATTATGTGAAATATTATGCATCTGTCATTCCCGGTGTGAACTTTAATGAAACTGAGCTAAGAGTTGACTTCCCTAATGGCGGTAGGCTGATGCTGCTGTCTGCTGAGAACCCTGATAGCTTGCGCGGTATCTATCTTGACCTGTGTGTTTTTGATGAGTTTGGGATGCAGAACCCAAGGGTATGGGGGGAAGTAGTGAGGCCAGCCCTATCAGACAGAGAGGGTGCGGCTGTATTTCTAGGCACCCCGGCAGGGCATAATCATTTTTATGATTTATTGGAAAACGCCAAGTCAGAGTCCGAATCTGGGTCTGACCAGTGGTATTGGAAAATCGTAAGAGCGTCTGAAAGCGGTCTTGTGAAAGATGAGGAGCTTGAGGCTGCTAGAACGCAAATGACCCCGGAACAGTATGAACAGGAATATGAGTGTTCCTTTACAGCGGCAATCATAGGGGCTTATTATGGAAAGTTGTTATCTGATGCTGATGATGACGGAAGGATTACTAGGGTTCCTTATGACCCCGCTTATCCTGTGCATACCGCATGGGATTTGGGTATAAACGACTCAACAGCAATTTGGTTTGCACAGATATTTAGGAGTGGAGCAGTAAATGTCATTGACTACTATGAAAGCAGCGGTGTTGGGTTGGATCACTACGCTGAAATCTTACGTCAGAAGGATTATCATTGGGGAGATCACCTCGCCCCGCACGACATCGAAGTCAGGGAAATCGGGTCGGGCAAAAGTCGCCTCGAAACGGCGTTCAGCCTCGGCATCAGGTTCAAAGTCATCCCGAAAATGAAGGTGGCTGATGGCATCAATGCTGCTAGAGTATTATTGCCTAAGTGCCACTTTGACCGTGATAAATGCGCTGAAGGCGTTGAGATGCTAAAACAATACAGGCAGGAGTGGGATGAACGGAGAAAAATGTTTAGAGATCATCCGAGGCATGACTTCACATCTCACGCTGCGGATGCATTTAGGTATTTGGCTATTGGGCTGGAGAATAGACAAGCTGCTGTTCGTCCACCGCAGAAAGTTGCAGTCAATGAATATAATCCGTTTAGCATTTAATTATGGCAAAAGAAGACATAGAAGACATAATATATTTAATAAAAACAAGCGATTATCATAAATGGTGGGGTAAGGAAAATTTCACAAACCTTATAAAAACACCGTTTAGTTTGGGGCAGTATGCAATCATAAGGAAGGACAACAGGCCAATATGTTTTGCGACATGGGCATTCCCAAGCCCAAGTCATATAAAAGAATATTTATTAGACTATAAATTTCCAATAGAGGGGTTTAACGCAAACGGAGAAAATGTCTGGATTATTGATTTTATATCTGTTGGTGGGATGCGTAACACAGCAATAGGTTTTAGAAAGCTAAAAAGTATGTTATCAAAAGAAGGTTATAGTCAGGCGTTTTGGTTTCGCACTGAGACATCAAAGCTTGGATTTCACGATTGGAGTTAGTTATGGGTGGTGTTGCTAGGAGAGTAAGAAAGGCTGTTAGGAAAGCTACAAGGTTCGTAGATAAAAAAGTTGTTGAGCCTTTTATTGAAAAGCCAATTAAGAAAATTGGTAAAGAAACTTTTGATACTGTTATGGGTACTACGGACGAAGAACGTAGGATGATCCTGTACGGAGAAACCCCAGAGGTTCCAGAAATAACACCAGAAATTACGCCAGAAGTTGTCCCTGATGATGAAACACTACTTGAAAGGGGCAGAAGGCGAACAAGGTCTACAAAGAGGTCAGGCGGGGCTGGAACCCTTATGGAAGGTTATGGAGTTACATTTGCCAAGCCAAATCCTAAAGCACCGACAGGGAGTGGATAATGAGTTTTCTAAGACCAAAAATTAACATGCCGCCACCACCGCCGCCGCCACCACCACCAGCAAGAGCGAATGAGCAAGACACAGAGAGAGCTATGGCTTTGGCTGAAGAGGGTGTAAGAAAGACGCGAAGAAAAAGAGGTGCTGGCTCTACGATAGTTGCTGGCGCACTTGGCGAGGAACAAGGGCGAAGCCCAACCGGGGGTAGACCAACTTTATTGGGGTAAGCTATGCACATGAACAGCATCAAAGAATTGGTGACGCGATACGATCACCTCAAGACTCAGCGGGACAACTGGAACAGTCACTATCAAGAGTTGGCTGATTATATGCTGCCAAGAAAGGCAGACGTTGTTAAGAGCCGATCAAAAGGCGATAAACGCATGGAGTTGATCTTTGATGGCACAGCACTGCAAGCAGTAGATCTTTTATCATCAAGCCTTCACGGACTTCTTACAAGCGGTGCAGCACCTTGGTTTCATCTTGACATGAAAGATGAGGAAATAGGGCGTGACGATGAGGTTCGTGAGTGGCTGCAAGACACAAGCCATAGAATGTTGAGAGGCTTTGATCAATCAAACTTTGGCACTGAAGTCCATGAAATGTATGTAGACCTTGTTGTTTTTGGAACAGGCTGCATGTTTGTGGAGATGGAAGGCGGTGCGTTGCGGTTTAGCACTCGGCACATCTCAGAGTTTTATATACAAGAAAATCAGTTTGGTTTGGTTGATACGGTTTTTCGTTCATACAAATCGCCTGTACGTCAAGTGGTGCAAAGGTTTGGTATGGAGAATGTAACAGACTACATTCTTAAAAAGAACCAAGACAAGCCTGACGAAGAAGTAGAGATATTGCACGTTGTCATCCCCAGAGAAGACAGGGACAAAACAAAAGTAGATAATAAAAACATGCCGTTTGCATCTATTTATATAGATATGCAATCAAAAGCCATGCTTTCTGAAAGTGGTTTCCAAGAGTTCCCGTACATTGTTCCACGATATTTGAAGGCAACTGGTGAAACAATGGGGCGTTCCCCCGCAATGGTTGCGTTGCCTGATGTCAAGATGCTCAACTTGATGTCTAAAACAATCATTCAAGCTGCACAGAAACAAATAGATCCTCCTCTACTTGTTCCTGATGACGGATTTCTTCTCCCTATCCGTACCCAGCCGGGGGGATTGAACTTTTTTAGAAGCGGCAGCAGGGATACAATCACACCACTTAACACAGGCGCAAACATTCCTATTGGCTTGAACATGGAAGAACAGCGTAGAGGCGCGATTAGATCAGCGTTTTTTGTTGACCAACTACTTACAGGCGGCGGCCCAAACATGACCGCAACTGAGATAATCCAAAGGCGAGAAGAGCAACTAAGGGTCATCGGGCCAGCCCTTGACAGATTAAAGAATGAAATGTTGCGTCCGTTGATTGACCGTGTGTTTGCTCTGATGTTACGCGCTGAAATGTTGAGAGATGCCCCAGAGATATTGCAAGGGCGTGATGTAGATGTTGAATACATTTCACCACTTGCTCGCGCACAAAAGTCAAGCAGTCTCAACAGCACTATGAAGGCATTGGAAATACTAATGCCGCTTGCTCAAACGCTTCCTGTTGGGGATCACATAGACCCGGATGGATTAGTCAGGCATGTTACTGAATCCCTTGGTGTGCCTAAGACAACACTGAAATCCGAGGCTGAAGTGCAGCAAGCTAGACAGGCGAGGGCAGAGGCAGAACAACAGCAAGCAGAAGCTATGCAGGAATCTCAAGAGGTGCAGGATATAGCACAGTTAGCCCAAGCTAGTAGAATGGTAAGCAAGTGAACAAAGAAATAGAGAAGACAAAAGATCTTTATAGGCAGACATTTAATACAGACAGTGGGAGTAAAATATTAGCTGATCTGGAAGCTAGGTGTAATTATAAGACACTTAGCTATGTTGCTGGCGATGCCAATGCAACAGCTTTTGAAGAGGGCAAGAGGGCCGTTATTCTTCACATTTACAACATGTTAAGAGAGGAGATGTAATGTCATTAGAAAACGCCGAACAGGTAGCCCAGCCAGAGGCAACCCCTGCACCAGCGATTGAAACGCCAGCAGAGGTAGCGTCAGGCGGGTCTGGTAACGAGTTTTTGAACATGATACCAGAAGACTTGCGAGAGCATCCAAGTCTTTCACCTATTAAAGATGTGGGAAATTTAGCTAGATCTTACGTCAACAGCCAAAAACTAATTGGTGCAGATAAGTTGCCATTGCCAGCAAATCCAACAGACGAGGATCTGGATAGGATTGCTGATAGGCTGGGAAGACCAGAGGCGGCATCAGGGTATGAGATAGCTGTTGATGGAAACATCATTACAGAACAAGACGCTAACGACTTTGCAGAGATGGCTTATGTCGAAAGGCTAACACCAAAACAAGTTAATGGCATTTTGGATTATTACAAAAATCGTGTGGAAGGCACTGTGCAAGCTGATGCAGACAAAAGACACCAATCTCAAATAGATGCTGATAATCAGCTTAGAGCCGAGTGGGGATCTAATTATGAGAAAAATGTTGAGCTAGCAACAAGCCTTGCAGATGAACTGTCCGACACTCAAGCAATCACAAGGATTGTTCTTGAAGATGGAACAAACTTGGGTGATCACCCTGAGTTTATTAAGGCATTTGCAAAATTCGCTGAGTTCAAGCAATCTGTAACCAGTGAAGATACTGTTGCAGAAAAGTCACAGGTCAATCACATGACAAAGCAAACAGCGCAAGCTGAGATAGATTCTATCATGCGTGGGCCTGATTACACGAACCGCAAAGACCCTGTGGCGCGTGATCGTGCTGTTCAAAGAGTTCAAGAACTTATGAGTATTGTGCATGGTTGACGGTTTGACAACAAAAGAGATTAGGTTGGAATGTTTGCGACTAGCTGTTGAAAATGGTACAAGTCGTGATATGATACAACCTCATCTACTCGCAGATGTTTACTATGAGTGGGTGATGCAGGGTAGCGAGGAAACTTGTCCTGCTGACAATCGGAAAGACGAAGGCCGCAAGAAGGCCAAAAATTCTAGGAGTGTCCGCGCTGTCGGGTAGCAGTCTGCAATCAAATGTCATCAGGTAAAAGGAGACAGAGATGTCTATTGAAGTAACCACGGCATTTGTCCAGCAATATTCTGCAAACGTGCAGATGTTATCACAGCAGAAGGGTTCTCTTTTGCGTGATGCTGTGCGTGTAGAAAGCATGACTGGCAAAAATGCCTTCTTTGATCAAGTGGGTAAAGCGACAGCACAAAAGCGCACAACGCGCCATGCTGACACTCCCCAGATCGACACACCCCATGCAAGGCGTCGGGTGACACTTGTGGACTATGAATACGCTGATCTTATTGATGAGCAAGATAAAGTCCGTATGCTCATTGACCCAACCTCTGCCTATGCCCAAGCAGCCGCTTTTGCATTAGGTCGTGCGATGGACGATGAGATTATCTCAGCAGCATTAGGCACAGCGTTTACTGGCGAGACAGGCAGCACATCAACTGCGCTTCCTTCTGGTCAGCAGATTGCTGACGGTAGTGCAGATTTAACTGTTGCAAAACTTAGGACTGCTAAGAAGACCTTAGACCTTGCTTCAGTTGATCCTTCAATACCGCGTTATATCGCTGTAGGCCCAGATCAGATTGAAGCATTGTTAGGTGACACAAATGTTACTAGCAGCGACTTCAACACAGTCAAAGCCTTAGTACAGGGTGAAGTAAATCAGTTCATGGGCTTCACCTTTATCGTGTCAAATCGTTTGTCAAAAACTGGCAACATCCGTTCATGCTTTGCATGGGCAGAGGATGGTCTTGCTCTAGCGATTGGTAAAGATGTAATGGCAAGAATAGATGAGCGTTCCGACAAAGGTTACGCAACACAAGTCTATTATTGCATGAGCATCGGTTCCACTCGTATGGAAGAAGAAAAAGTTGTCCAGATTGACTGTGACGAATCAGCGTAAGGAGTGGTAAATTATGACTACGAAAAATTCAGATCTTGTAGCTAATTTTGAAGCCTCTCCACAGGTTGCCAACGACAGCCAAGAGTTACACGGTGTTTTGCGTGTTGCTCAAGGTACGATTGCGTTAGCTGCTGGTGATAGCACCGACAATGATATTGTCATGCTAGCTCCAATCCCAAGTAATGCTTCTATTACAGCCATACAGGTTGCGGCAGATTCACTTGGCGGTAGCTGCACATTCAATGTTGGCATCTATCAGACAGACGGAACTGTTGTAGACGAAGACTTCTTTGCAACGTCAGTTGCAGACGGAACTACAGCAGTTGCGGATCTGAGGACAGAGGCAGCAGACATCAACACGATTGGTGCGAAACTGTATACAAATGCAGGAGCGTCATCCGATCCGGGTGGGTATTACTACATAGCCGCAACATTCAATGCCACTGGTGGCACTGGCGGTGATATGTCGTTCATTATTCACTACGTTGTAAACTAAACAATAAGAGAGGGCAGCGTAAGCTGCCTTCTCCCATTTAGGAGTTTGCTATGGCATCAGTTGTCGATCTGTGTAACAGGGCGTTGGATTTGCTTGGCGCGGCCAACATAACTGCGTTGACCGAAAATTCAAAAGAAGCCAGATTATGTAACGGCAACTTTGATGATGTTAGAGATGCTGTATTGCGTTCACATCCTTGGAACATAGCGATCACAAGAACAAATTTAGCAGCCGACTCAACCGCCCCTGCGTTTGGTTTTTCATTTCAGTTTACATTACCAACAGATCCATTTTGTTTGCGTGTGCTTTCGTTTTGGAACAGCAATGTCAACAATGATGTTGCCGCGTATGACAGCAACGTCATGTTTAAGATAGAGGGTAGAAAAATTCTATCTAATGAAGACACATGCAATATCATTTACATAGGCAGAATAACTGATACAGAACAGTATGACTCACTGCTTAACAAGGCCATATCAGCACGTTTGGCGGCTGAAATAGCTTACAACATTACAGGCAGCAATTCTGTTGCAGCTAATATGTTGAGTGTTTACGAAGCGCGTCTGAAAGAAGCCAAAGGCGTAGATAGTATGGAAGGCTTCCCAGAGCAACCACAGGCAGACGATTTCACAAACATTAGGTTATAAAGCATGGCGCGTGTCTCCACCATAATAACAAATTTTAGGACAGGTGAGATCTCGCCAAAGCTTGAGGGCCGCATAGATATACCAAAGTATAATGAAGCTGTGCAAACCCTTAACAATATGCTTGTGTTCCCATCTGGCGGCGTAACTCGTAGGCCGGGTTCGTTTTTTGCTGGTCGTTCTAAAGATGGTGGTAAGATACGTCTAATTAATTTTGAGGTAAGCGATGAGCAAGCCTATGTGCTTGAGCTTGGTGCAAATTACATCAGATTTTATAAAGATGGCGGCATACTTACAGAGGCCACTACAAACATAACAGGAATTACACAGGCCAATCCAGCGGTTGTAACCGCATCATCTCATGGTCTTAACAATGGTGACAGAGTTTTTATAACGTCTGTTGCTGGCATGGTAGAGGTCAACAACCTAGAGTTTACAGTTGCTGGGAAAACAACAAATACATTTCAGTTGTCTGGTGTCAACAGTAGCGCGTTTACAGCGTACTCTAGTGGCGGTACAGTCGGCAAGATAGTTGAGGTTACGACAACATATTCTGTCACAGATATATTTGAGATCAACCATGCTCAATCGGCTGATGTTTTGTTCTTAGCGCATAAAGACCATGAGCCAGCAAAACTAACCAGAACCACAGCAACCAGCTTTACACTAGCAGATATAGACTTTATTGACGGCCCTTATCTTGATGAGAACCAGACGACAACCACTTTGTATGCGTCTGCCAATACTGGTAGCGTAACAATCGTTGCCTCTGCAAGTTTGTTTACAGCAAATGATGTCGGACGATTAATAAGATTTAGAGAGGTCATAGAGGTAGAACATGATGCTTGGGCTGCAAGCACTAGCTACGCTCAAAATGCTTTAGTTAGACACGGCAACAATGTTTACAAAAAAACAGACAGTGGGACTGAAACAAGCGGCAACACACCGCCAGTGCATTTATCTGGCACAGAAACCTATGGCAGTCTTGAGTGGCAGTTTCAGCATAGTGGATCTGGATTTGTTAAAATAACTGGTTTTACCAGCGCAACAGAAGTAACAGCGACATTTAAAAACGCAGAGGGGTTTTTGCCAGCAAGCGTTGTAGGGTCAGGAAACCCAACTACAAAATGGTCGCTTGGGGCATTTGGCGGCGATCAGGGCTTCCCTAAGGCTGTTGGATTTTATGAGCAACGGTTGTACTTTGCTGGCACTACAGGCCAGCCACAGACCATATTTGGCTCAGTATCGGCTGATTTTGAAAACATGACACCGGGAACATTAGATGACTCAGCGGTAAATTTTACCATTGCGTCTGACAAAGTTAATGTTATCAAGCATTTGTTGCCAGCACGTTTTCTGCAAGTGTTGACTACAAGTGCAGAGTTTACGCTGTCTGGTGGCACAGGTTCTACACCAGTATCGCCAACGAATGTAAACGTCTTGCGTGAAACCACATTTGGTTCATCAGATGTTCGTCCTGTTCGGGCGGGAAACAGCACAATTCTTATTCAAAAGGGTCAAGAAAAAGTCAAAGAGATTACGTTTGATTTGGATACAGATGGCTTGCTTGGAATTGATTTGACCATATTAGCAGACCACATTCCGCGTGGCGGCTTGACAGACATGGTATGGCAGCAAGAACCAGAACTTATCTTATGGTTTGTCCACAGTGACGGACGGTTGGTTGGGCTGACATACGACAGAGCAAACGCGGCTATCGGGTGGCACGATCACACGATTGGCGGCACAAGCGCACATGCAACCATAACGGTCAGCGATTATGCAAATATAGCTGTAGGAACAACACTGGTTTTGACAAAAAGTGATGGCACAACTGTCACATTTACATCTGAGGCTGTAGGTAGTTCAGACCCAGCATCATCACTAGGGTTTAGGCCAAACACCAACAACGACACAACTGCTGATAATATATTTACCGCAATCAATGCACATGATGATTTTATTGTGGCAAATCCAGCAGCGGCGGTGGTTACTGTAAAAGAAGCATCACCCACGGCTGGTGGCTTATTGAGCATCAAGAGTTCTGATACAACTAGATTGACAACAACAAATCAAGCAGCCGCTATCGTTGAAAGCATCACATCAATACCATCTGGGGCTGAAGATCAGGTTTATGTATCTGTAAAACGTGAAATAGATGGCAGCACAGTGCGTCATGTAGAATTTTTGAAACCTATAGAATTTGGGACAGACGTAACAGATGCTTTCTTTCTTGATAGTGGTCTGACCTATGACAGCACTGCAACAGCTACAATCACAGGTTTAAATCACTTGGAAGGAGAAATTGTTTCTGTTCTAGCTGATGGGTCATCACACCCAGACAAAACGGTTTCTGGCGGCGCAATAACTTTGGAGAGAGACGCATCTAAGGTGCATGTTGGGTTTGGTTATAGATCAACGGTTGAAACATTACGAATAGAGGCTGGTGCGGATGATGGTATAGCACAGGGAAAGATTAAACGTATACATGGTGTAACCGTTAGATTTTTTAATACTGTTGGTGCCGAGATGGGGCCAGATACAAATAACCTTGATAGACTGCCGTTTCGTGATAGTAGTATGGCTATGGATGAAGCGGTGCCGTTGTTCAACGGTGATAAAGAAATTAGTTTCCCGGCTGGTTACGAGAATGATGCAAGAGTTGTTGTGCGACAATCGCAGCCATTGCCCATGACAGTTTTAGCAATTATGAGAAGGTCAAATACTTTTGATGCTTGAAGTGGTAAAATTTAGACCAGAGCATGTCTCTAATATAGAGACGGACTTTGATATGCCAAAATCATTTAAAGACGCATTTAGGTCTGGTGGCGATGTTGATGCTTTTACGGTCATGCAAGGTGATACTGTTGTTGCTCTAGGTGGTATTCATGTTTTGTGGGACGGCGTAGGTGAGGGGTTTTGTATGCTGTCAAAGCACTCAGGTAAATGGCAAACATCAATAGCAAGGTATGCTAGGAACATGTTTGAAGGTATAATACAAAACAATGGATTACATAGGGTTCAAGCAAGCATACATGAATCAGACCCAGAGGCTATCAGATTCGCAAAGTGGCTGGGGTTTGAAAACGAAGGTATGATGCTTCATTATGGGCCAGATGGCTCCAACTATTATAGAATGTCAATGGTGTTGTTATGATTGGCGATTTACTTAGTTTCAAAGGCAATCAAGCAGCCGCTAAACAAGCACAGGCTGTTGGCGAGTTTAATGCGCGTGTTGCGGAAAATGAAGCAATTATTTTACGAAGGGCAAAAGTGCGTGAAGAAAGTAACTTACGCAAAGCTTCTGAACGCACTATAGCCACACAAAAAGTAGCTACTGCGGCATCTGGTATTGAGATGTCTGGTAGTCCTCTTGAGGCTTTAGCCGATTCATATTTTAACACAGAGATGGACGCACTAGATATTAGGTACGCTGCGAATTTACAAGAAACAGCCAAAAAATCACAAGCGGCTCTTTCAAGGGCTGAAGGAAGAGCCAAAAAACAAGCATACCAACTGGCTTCTTATCAGTCTTTGCTTGAAGGCGGTGAAAAAGCATTCAATGTTATGAGTTGAGGTAGATATGCCTAAAATACCAATGGTTGAAAGACAGGGAATATTAGCAACAGGTCAGCTTGGGCCTCGCGCAAATGAGGCTGCGTTTACTGCATCTGGCAGGGCAACAGCCGCGTTAGGTAAAACCGCATCTGATATTCAATATCGTTTTCACATGGCAGAAAAAGAAGCCGAAACTGAAAAAGCGTATCAAGAATTAAACACATCTACTAATCAAGATTTTAACAACTTTACAAACGCATCAGAAGCCACAACCGTTCAACAATATCAGGCTGATGCAAAGGTCTTTTCAGAAAGCCTGAGAAAACAAAAGCTAGAACCTTTACGAAACAGGCTAACAAGAAAACAGTTTCAAAAAGTTGAATCTGAATTTAACAAGACGGTAGCTGCAAAGGTTGCTACAGGCAGTCAGGTAGCTTTTGCAAAGCACCAGACAATTAGAGCAAATCAGGTCAATACCACTATTGAAGACACCATGTCTCAGATGCGTGGTCTTGATCCGTCGAGTGCGTTGTATCAACAGTTGCAGCAAAACCTTGATGATGGTTTTGATAGATGGTCGGCGCAAGGTCTAAGGTTGAAATATGATAAAGGTGGCTACCGTAAAGAGCTGTCAGCCAGTGCTTTTGAAAATGAAATTCAGTCAGCAGACACACAGGTTGACATAGAAAGGATGCGCGGGAGATTAGAGGCAGAACGCCCTGACATGACTGCTAAACAGCACGCTCTAAGGGATGCTGCTATCACAGCGCAAGAAAAAATTGTAGACGATATGCAAGTTCAAGCTGTTTACGATCAGATTATAAATACGTCTGAAGATCTTTTTTTAAACGAAGAGCAAGCAAAATCACGCATACAAGACATTAGAGATGGAAAAATTTTTAGGGTTGAGAATAACGCTGGCGAAGAAATATTAGTAAATTTCAAAACTATGAAGGCTAGTAACAGAGAGTTACTTATCAATAAAATTGAACAAAGGATGAAGTCCGACAAAGCGGAAACTCTAAGTGCAAACTTAAATCTTGCTAATACCAAAATTCAAGGGATGTCACTTTCGCAACTGCAAGCCCTAGAAGATCAAATGACAAAGGCTGATGATGGAAATGATTGGACGCCCGGTTCCAAGCATATGCACTTCCCAGACGTAAAAGATTTCAGTGACAGACAAAGAATATCGGGGTTGATAAATGCAAGTATCCGTGACAAGGCTGTTAAAGAGGTGGCAAATTCACAACAAGTTTTAAGAAACACATCAGCCGCCTTGGCTGCAAGCAAAGACGGAACGCTGACTCAAGCACAAGAGGACGCAGCCGCTGCCGCTATTGTAGGCTTAGAAAATGCTGAACAATTTGATCAAGCTAACAAAATGAGAGTGGAGTTAGCGGCAATGAAGTCTGCTGGTGCAGATTTCTTGTCCATCGAGTTTGGTTCTGTTGCCCAACAAACAGCAATAATAAATGAAGCCAAAGCCAATAGAGGCACAGAGCAAGGCGCAAGGGCTTACCAAATTCTCAATGAGAGATTAGCGGCTCGTAACAAAGATATAAAAGATGACTTTGTTGGGTACTATAATAACAAACGCCCAGATGATCCAAAGACACCAAGCGAACTTGTTACCATGCAGTTACAAATGGGCGTTGCGCCGGGGGATGTAAGGGTCACATCAAACGCAGACCTTACAGCATTTCAAGCTCAATACAATGCTGAAGGCAACACATCTATGGACAAGGCAAGGGTTCTTGACCAGTTTGTTCAACAATATGGCGTTGAGAACGAAAACAGAGTGATGCGTCATTTGATGTCAACTAACGTCATTTCTTTTGCAGAGCATTTGAGAGCAGCATACCCGGAGCAAATCAACATGCAAAGCGTTGTTGATGGGAATGAAGAAGTTAATATCAAAAACGCCAAAGGTAAATTGACCAGCGATCAAAGAAATCAGGTTGATGAAATAGTGCGTGATACGGTTGATGATTACGCATCAAGTGTGATGGGCGGCATTAGAGATGGTGTTATAGGTGTGGGCGGTGATGCCAATAGAACGTCACATATCATTAAAATGCAGGACACTATTGCAAACACTGCCAAGCATTTAATGGCTACAAGAACAATAGACCCAGAAGATGCTGTGAAGCGTGCTTACGAGGCTGTTATTGGCAATCATTTTGTATTTGAAAACATCAATGACTCGCAGATGAGAGTGCCAACTGCTTTGGCTGATCAGGCAGGGGACATGAGTGTTGTGCTACAACATAGTGTTTTTGAGGATCAAGATTATTTGAAAAGTCGGATTATTTTCCCCCCTACACCAGTGGGCAGAAGAGATGAGGATTTTCAAAACGAATATTTATCCGATTTAAAAAGTAACGGATCATGGCGAACAACGGTAGATAACAAGGGCGTGTTTCTAGTAGATCAGTTGGGCAATCTAGTGCCAATGAAACCAAGTCAGGATTTTGTGCCGCCAGAGGGCATGGACGGTTTTGCAGGGTTTATATCGGTGCCATTCAGCGCGGTATTACCATTAGCCGAAGAATACCGAGATGGTCAGGGCGTGTTAAAATCTAGGTTAAATAAAATTTTTGAAAGCAAAAAGTTGTTCTAATGGTAGATGTTTATATTCCAGAGCAAAAATTTGATCAGAATGTACATGATCAATACTTTGATAATGCCAAGGCTGGCACATTAGATGTTCTTGGCGCGACATTAGACGAAACAATGTACTACAATCCTGTCAATGCTTTGGGTCGCATTGCGGAACAAAAGCTTGGTCGTGGCAGACAAGGCCGCAATCTTACGAGAGAAGAGTATTTAGAAAGTGAATATTATAGAGAGGGGCTGACTGTTGGCACAGATGGGATCACTGAGGGGTTAGCTTCTTTGCTTGCAGACAGACATGATGAAAGATCAGCTTTTCAAACCACCCTTAGTAGGTCAAGAGGCGGTTTTGGCCTTGGGGCAGCGCAGTTTGGCGTAGCACTGGCTGGCAGTGTCATAGACCCGCTAAACGTAGCATCAGCGTTTATACCTTCTGTAGCGGTTGCTAGAGGGGCTACAATGGCTGCTAAAATAAGACCTTCTGGTGCAGTCAGGGCAGTAAGACAAAGGCTTGATGGCAAGACATCTGGCAGTCGTTTTGCAACTGGTACAATAGATGGTGCGATTGGCGCGGTGGCAGTTGAGCCATTGGTTATTGGCGCGGCTGCGCTAGAGGGCGATGACGATTATACCTTGATGGACAGCTTTTTGAATGTAGCACTAGGTTCTGCGCTTGGTGGTGGGCTGCATTGGGGTGCTGGCAAAATATCTGACAGGATTAACAAACTGCCAGCCCCAACTAGAGATCAGGCTCAACGCACATCTGTTGCTCAACTTGCGCTTGATAAAGAAGTAGAAGTAACAAAATTAATTGATAACGTAGAAAAAACAAACGTAGCCAAGGTCGAGGAACAGGCTGGCAAAAAAATTGTTTACAACTCAGATGGTGAGCCAAAAGTAGTAGATGTCATAGATATTAGTAAGGATGGCACGATTACTGTGCGTGATGTAGACGGAACAGAAAAGATCCTTGATGCCAGTGATTTAAGAGGCAAATCTCCTTTTGATGAAGATTATGAAGTAAATGATATTGCTGTTTCATCTATGACAGAAACAGAACTAAACACACAAATAGCTGATTTAGAAGCAAACTTACAAACAGCCAGAGAGTCTAATGATGCAGTTTTATCAGAAAAGCTGGCTACTGACAGAAAAGCTATTGAAGTGGAAATGGATAGAAGGGCTGGGAAAACTATAGAACGCCCAGTCGATCCAAACATGGAGCAAGCTATTGAGGCTGATTTAGCTACTTTTCAAAAACAAATAGATGACATCCGAGCAAAAGCAGAAAAGCGTAAAAACAAAAGAATAACGGCAGCGGAGCAAAAAAAACTAGCAGAACTGCAAGAAAAAATTGCTGTTCGACAAACTCAGTTGCAAGAAGCTTCTGCCCTTGTAAATAAACAGCAAGGTGTATTAACAGCCCAACAAGCAGACAATATAGCAGAAGACACAAAGTTAGATGATGGTGGCGCAGAGGCGTTATTGGGCAGACTAGCAGAACATAAAGATGCTGTTGATGAGATGGCGGCTGACAAGCCTGTCATGGATGAAATTGATCTTAATGAGTTTGAGGCTGAAAACGCACGTTTGCAAGAAGACTTGCAAAACGAAGAGATGCAAGCAGTTTTGCCAGCAGATTTAAAGAAGTCTATTGAAGAAACCAAGCAGATAGACGAAAAGGCAAGCAAGTTTGAAGAGATAAGCCGCGCTGGTGCAGCTTGTATTTTGAGGCGATAGCATGAGTTGTGTAGACGAAATCCTTGAAGCTGGCAGAAAAGCTGGGGTCGTTTTTGAAGAAGGCGAAGCGGAAGCGGTTTTTGAAATTCTCAACGAGCGATTGCAAAAAAGAGTTGAGAACGCTGGTGAGGGTGAGGAACTAGAGGTTTTATCGCTTGCTAGAGAGATAGCCAAACAAGCTAGAATTAACGCTGTTATGCAAAAGCGCAACAGATTGCTAAACGCCAAGGCATACGCTGATATTATGCGGTTTGTGCAACAGTCTGAAAACCCGGCAGAAGCCTTATCAGCTATAATGGTTGGCAGTTTCAAATATGCAGAGGGCGGCATGAACAGTGTTGATGCGCGTCAACAGGGAATAATGAGCAAATATGCTGGCGAACTACTAGCCGCCTTGCACAAAGAAAGATTAGACAAACTATTTCTTAGCAAGGAACTAGAAGGCAAAGTATTCCAAGCTATGTTTGATGGCGATGATTTTGATGTCAATGTGGCTGGTGGTGCGGAAGCAAAACGCATAGCAGAGATCATACAAATCACTCAAAAGCGTATGTTAAAGCGTAAAAACCAACAAGGCGCGATGATTGCTGAGTTAAAAAACTACGCTGTTAGGCAATCACATGACCCAATATTACTGAGAGCCGGGGCTAAAACTAGCGAAGAGTTAAACACCGCAAGAAATACTTGGGTAGAATATATGTTAAAACCAGATGTATTAGACCCAAAAACATTTGAAAATAAACCACCGACAAAAGACGGTGAGCCATATACTAACGAACAGTTCCTAGCTGATATGTGGGATAACCTTGTGTCAGGGCAACATGACAAGGTTGACGCGCTTAGAGGCGATGATGGTCAGGCCGACAGCCTTGCATCATTCACTGGCCCAGCAAATCTAGCAAAAAAACTTAGTCAGAGCCGTATCATACATTTTAAGAATGGTGCTGCGGCACATGCGTATTTTAAAAAATACAGCAGAATGAGCCTGTCTGACGCTGTTATGAACGCTATACAACATGACGCGCAGTCTATTGGCCTTATGGAAAAGTTTGGTACAAACCCAAAGTCTATGTTTGATCGTGTTATTGATGACATCAAAAAGATGAATAAAGGGGATGCCACACGAATTGACCAGATTGTAAAAAAAGAAAGATCTCTTACCAATCAATTCAGAGAACTTGACGGCACTACTAGAGCAAGGGGTGCCGGAAGACCAGTTTTATTTGGGGCAGATTTTGCCGGGATAGCTGCTGGTTGGCGCATGTTGCAAAATATGTCAAAGTTAGGCATGGCAACGATTACGTCATTTTCTGATATAGCAAGTAAGGCATCCTTCATAAACTCGCGCACAGACCGTGGTATTTTTACATCATACGCCAGAGCGTTCAGCGACATCTTCAGAAACTACAGTTCTCAAGACCAAAAGCGTCTAGCTTTTCTGTTAAATGTAGGCGTAGATGGATACAATGGCGATGTGTTTGCCAGATTTGGAGCAAATGATAGTGGGCCGGGGAAACTTGCAAAAGCACACAACATATTCTTCAGACTAAATGGCATGAACTATTGGAACAACGCGCAAAAGGTTGGGCTGGCTAAAATGTTGGCTGCTGACCTTGCAACCTACGCTGACAAAGGATTTGGCGATCTTCCAAACGCCACACGATTTGATTTGCAACGGTATGGCATTAACGAAACTGAGTGGAGTTTGATGCGTCAAATGGAGTTAGAGGCTGTTGATGGCAACAAATACATGACATCTTCTGGCTTAGATGCTTTGCCCGACTCATCAATAGCACAAGCTGCTTTAGCCAAGGCAAATGAAACAAGAAAGCGTAAGCTTAAACAGCCAACGCAAGCCATGATTGACAAGTACCGTGACGATTTGTCAACAAAGATTGCTACATATCTTACTGATGCGGCTGACACTGCTATCCCCACGCCGGGTGCTAAAGAACGCGCCATAATGAACCAAGGCTTAGAAAGAGGCACAGTGCTTGGCGAGTCCATTAGAGCGATTATGCAACTTAAAGGTTTCCCAATCACTTACATATCAAAGGGTATGACAGGTCAATACTACGCGAAAAAACAGTTAGCTGGTATGGCACCAAATGAACAACAGTTTTCATCTAGCGGCATGGTAGGGCTGGCACAGATGATGGTTGGCGCAACCATGATGGGCTATCTATCTGTACAACTTAAAGAGATATTAAAAGGCAAAGAGCCTCTTGAGGTGTTTAGTGATGAAACAGCTTTGAACCCAGAACTGTTGACAAAGGCTATGTTGCAGGGCGGCGGCATGGGGATATACGGAGACTTTTTGTTTGGTGAATATAACAAATACGGTCAAACATTATCACAAAGTCTGCTTGGCCCTACATTTGGCTCAATAGATGACATAGCTAGAATTTACAATAATGTGTTGTCTGGCGATGTGGATGCTATTACTAAAAATGCTACACGCTTTGCCATAAGCAATACACCGGGTTATAATCTGTTTTACACAAAAACAGCTTTAGACTATTTGTTTATTTATGGATTGATGGAAAGATCAAACCCCGGTTACTTGCGTAGAATGGAACGCCGAATGAAACGCGACATGGAGCAAGAATTTTATTTTCCACCAAGCAGATATGCAAACACCTTCTAATCTGCTAAATTAATAGCTACTGGAGATTGATATGACAGTTAGTAGCACCAACACTAGAAACAGTTACAGTGGCAACGGCAGTACCACTGTTTTTGCATATACGTTCAAAATCTTTGATGATGACGATATCACGGTCATTATCAGGACTGATTCAACTGGCGCAGAAACTACCAAGACTAAAACAACACATTACTCTGTGTCGGGCGTAGGTGTTGCAAGTGGTGGTAATATAACATTTGGGTCAGCCCCAGCATCAGGTGAAACTGTGGTGTTGCTTAGAACTACAGCCCGGACTCAGACCACAGACTATACACCAAACGATCCGTTCCCAGCAGCCACGCATGAAGATGCGTTAGACAAGCTAACTTTTATGGTGCAGGAGTTAGAGGAAACTGTAGGACGATCTTTGAAGGTGTCAAAAACAAATGTGATTGCGACATCTGAGTTTACTACATCCGCTGCTGACAGAGCGAATAAACTACTTAGTTTCGATGGAAGTGGCAACCTAACGGTCACTGAGGGCAAGGTAGATACCGTCACGGCATCTGTGTCGGCTGTATCAGCTGGCGGATCTCCCACTGCTTCTGCGACTTATACAGCCAGTTCTGGTGCGCTTGCCTTGGCCTTTGGGCTTGTAACAGGTAACACTGGCGCAACAGGCAACTCTGCTGGCCTTCAGATGACATTCAACAATAGCACTTCTGACGCTGACCCCGGTGGTGGTAAGGTTGCCTTAAACAACGGCACACTAAGCTCAGTATCAGAAATATATATTGATGATGCAGACGATAATGGTACTGCAATATCTTCTTTTATTGCTACGTTTGATGATGTTAGTAACGTCACAGCAAGAGGGATTATACATATTGAGAAGGAAGGCGCGGCGGCTACCTTTGCAATATATAAGGTAAGCGGTGCAGTTACAGCAGCGTCAGGATACTCTAAGGTTCCTGTTACGCACCTAGCTTCTAACGGTACATTTAGCAACCTTGACGGTATTAGAGTTGACTTTACATATTCGGGCAATGACGGTGCTGGCTCACTAACAAATGTGGTGGGCGATACCAGTCCTGAGTTGGGCGGCGACCTTGATGTTTTAGCTAGAGATATTGTGTCTAGTTCAAATCGAGATATTGATCT